GTTCCCGCACGGCGTATAATTGGCTTTGCAATTTCGGCTAATAAGAATTTATACATAGACACCTCAGCTATTTCAGCAGGGGATCACAACATATTGTGCCCCCTGCTAGCCCATGTGTCGGTTACGCGTATAATCTATACTATGTTAACCGATTTGTGGGCTTTTTATTTCACGTTCTAACAGCATACAGTGTTATAAGCTATTTCCTGTATGTCAAGAGCAATACTACATGTTGTAGCATTTTTTTAACACCATTTAACAAATTCCCTTTTCTTCTTTTCTGAACCTTTTTTTAACTTAGATTGAGACCCGCCCCCATTAGGGTCGGGTCGTTGTACGCAATCAGGCATCTTTTTAAGCTGAGTGTCAGAGACACGCTGATTGCGTCCTTTTTGGTCCCCCCCGGGCAGCGAAGCTGCCACCCCCCTTAGGGGGGTATGAAAAAAGGTTGTTGTACTATTTATTTTTTTAACTCTTCTTCTTCGTTCCAGCGATGCTGCACGGACGATCCGGCTTCGCCGCGAGAGTGTTTCTAGTACTGTGTCATATGGATTGACGTAATTTGTTTTATATTTACTTGATTTTAAACCTACTGGTCCCAAATCTCGCGTAATATTTCGCTGTGCTTGCGCGAGCGTATTTTTTTTGACTTGGTTTTTATTAGATCTATTATTTCGGCTCTTTCTTCGTGCCATTGGTCACTCTCCGTTATTATGTGAAATTTGTCCTTGCTTTCCCACGCCGCTACCGGGATACCCCGGTATTCGAACTCGTGGAGTACAGCTTCGTCTTCTGGCGCGACTACATCGAGCGGGGCCTCGACATAGCGCACCGACTTGTCATGAAGACGTAACATTAATTCCGCGTCAGTATATTCGATTTCAGTAACGTAATCTAAATACTCGTCCACAATCTCCGACCGTGGGTCCGCTTCATATTTTTCCATCCATTTTTGCAGAAATCTTTCCATAAAGTTTTCCTTTGTTTTTCCAGTCATCATGAAAGTCTTTTCGCGGTTTTTGTAATCGCGTATTCCTCCAAATTTGTAGAAATACGATTGCGGCGCCAATCCTTGACGTACATGTTCATCCGCTAACCAATTAAAATATTCCGCGCCTAGCGGGGGCTTTTTAGACATCGCTAAATGTGCGTCTGCACTACGCGAGTCTTGGTCTTTCAACACGTATTTCAACGCGTATTCAAAACCTTTCCAATCCGGGTATTGAAAATAACTGAACCCATGGGGCCAATATTTCCATTGAACCCGTTTGTTTTCTTGGACGTCTGGCACATTGTCTTTAAAAAATACAATTATATGCCAGTGTGCACGTCCTTTCGCGCTTCCGTATTCTCCAGCGACGATGTAGCGACATTTGTACTTCTTACGCAGTCTTTTAAGAAAATCCTGAACGTCTTTGTATACCAATGTCACTGCGTTAACGCCTGCGTCTTGCGCATATGTTAACGTTATAGCGTAAGTTTTCTTTGAATACTTACTTTCGGCAATGCAGCGGCCTATTAGATCATCTACACGGCGCTTTCTGCATTGCCAGCATTCGCGACACGCAACTTCAACTCCATCGTCTAATTTGTTTGGTCTTACACACATTTTGCCGCTTCGTTGTAGTTGGTGTCACTAAATGCATATCCTAACAAGGGGTGGATATATTCCCGCGGCCCCCCGAAACTCCAATATATGGAGTTTCCGTTTCGGGGGACCGCTACTGCCGATCCAGTTGGTCTCGCCAGTCTTTAATTTGCCAATGTGCAGGATCGTAGAACTTCCAGTCTCCGCCCCATTCCATTTTTAAATTCTTTTTACGTGCGATTTCCTTGCCAATGCTGCCAAGTACATCCCACTCTTTTTTAGTTAGATTCCAAGCACGTGTGGCGTGGACTACATCCACGGCCATCCCGTATTGGTGCGGGCTTTCACCCGCTTTTGCTTTGGATCTACCTTTTTGATACAACGTTGCTTGCCGTTTTTTTGAACGCACAAATTCAAACGCCCACAATGGTATGTTGCGTTTTTTACAATGCTTATCGAAGGCTCTCCAGAACACCACAATGTCTGGATGAACGCCGCGATAATCATAGGCCTTTGTGACTTCTTTATATCGTTGTGTGGCAAGCGAACGCGCTGCTTCTACGTGGTCTTTGCTATAAAATTCTTTGTCTTCCGACAGATTCTTATAGCGGTTGATGCGGTCTATTACCCGCACCAACCGTAGGAACCTAAGAAGCGGTCTCAGCTCCGCTATCATCGCTCTCAGGCTCCACTACCATGTCGGCAGCTACCTCTGCCTTTGTTTGTTCCAATCGCAACTGCGCCATCTCTAAACGCATTGCATCGCGCTCTTTTTTCAACATGGCTTCATTTTGTGCAGTATTATATTTCATCAACTGCATCATACGATCCAATTCAGTGCTGTTTCGCACCCTTGGTTCGATGCTAGTGAAAGAAGACTTTTCACTTTCTGCGATTGTCTGATCGATGTCCGGTGCATTCAAATATACCGCTGAATTTTTTTCAGCTTTAATCATCACATAGGAATTACCGATGTGCGTATATTCTACACAGGCTTTGTCGCCTGTTGCACCGATCAGCACGCCGTCCGACATTTTGTCGTCAGAAGACGCCCAAATTTCAATCGGGCTATTAGCCACTACCTGAAATTTAACGCGCCGTGCCTTATTCGATAAAAACGGGATTACATCCCCAGCTTTTACCTGTTTCCATGAGGCCAATGGACCATTTTTGAACGTTTTCATTTTTTTCACCTATTTAAGAAGGGCAGGGGGGGCCGGGAGGCGCCCCCACTGCCAGTTTTACGACTTGTCAATCCGTGCGCTGTCTACTTGCGCCGTAATTGCGTCGTAATCGCTTGTTGAGTCTGACTCTTGCAGACCTGCACCGAACACTGTATTTCCGACGATTTTAAAATCAGTCATTGCCGTGATTTCAAAACTGTCGGCCGTTTGATCCGCAAACACTTTTTTATGCAAATCCGTACAAAGATAAAAATCTTCGTTTAAAGTTGGATTTGTTGCTTCAGCTGACCAAATTTTGGCTCGATCTTCGTCAAACGCATCATTTGCTGGGCGGTAATACTTACCACCAACATTTACCATATCGCGCTGCCATTCATGATTAAGCGGCGCATAACCAAACGTAGCATCAGGCGTTGCATGGTTGACGTCGCAGTGCGACGCTTTGACAACGGCGATTTTCTCGGGGTCAAGGAAATCCCTAAGATAGTTTGGCAAAGTATCAGGATCAGTTGTGTACAAGAAATAATCTTTCTTGCGTTCCCACAACTGCTCTGGAACGATTTCAGCAGTTACAAAAATACACCCGCCTGTGTTCATTGCTGGTGTACGAATAGACATATCAATAGTAGCAAAACCGTTAGTTGCACTTTCATCCAGATTCGCTGCGTCGGTTGCATAGCGCTGATTAAAGCCAATCATCGCACGCTGTTTACCTAGCAATATTGGCTGTTTCATAGCCTCCTCTGGTACTCGTATGCCCTCCATCAACAGATCGATTAAAAAATCGTCCTCGATGCCGTCATACATCTGACGCAGTTTAGCAAAACTTGCTGTCTTCCGTGCTTGCTCAATATCTGCTAAAGACATTGTAGCATCTCCGCCTGCTGTTAATTCAGCAAACACATCTTGCAAACCATTTAAAGCTGTTTGCAATTGATTGCCGTTCAACTGCATTCCCGTAACACCAGTTTGCGCTGTTGCCACCTTAACGGGCGCCTGAAATGTCAAACCTTGCAAATGCACCTCACCATCAATCAATGCCTGATCAAAATCAGGTACAATATTTTGCATGCCGTTGTTAATCCAAAACGCCTCTGCCAAAGAATGGTCAAAAGCGTTACGCAACGGCAACGATTTTGATCGTGCTTTACGTCTATGGTTTACGATCGCGTTATAGGCTTCAACAATCGTTGTATTATAATTTAGTGATTCAGTATGGATACCCATCGTTTGCAAAAATAGCGCTACATCTTCATCGTATGAAGACGTACTAAATCCACCTACATCAATATTAGGCCGACTATTTTCTGACGCTGAAACTACGTTACCCGAATCTGAATTATAAAACTTATTTGTTTCAAAAAACGGTACTACGCTACCCGCTACACCATTTTCACCTTTATAGCTTGCGTTCAATTCATTCATTGAACCGTTAAAACGGTCAAACGCAAGCATAGGAACGAAATGGGCGTAAAGTGTAACACCGACACCGTTCATCAACATTTCTGATGTTTCCATCATTTCAACGTTGACGCGGATCTTACCGCTTTGAACGCCGTCTTCACGGTGCAACCATTCGTATTTCAACGGCAGGATTTTACCTGCATCGCCTGACGTAAGTACACGTCCACGCGCGCTGCGCATACTCTTCTGGACTGTTATCGGTGCACTAGGCACCATTTCTGTAACTCTCATTTTTTTCTCCTAAGTTCCATATTTATTGAGTAGGTCAATCAACCATTGCTTTGAGGGTGGACCCTCATCTTCCCAACTCTCGATTAAATAATGAATATGAGCACTCATCATGTCATGACCGTCATCACGATCAGACATTTCGAAAAGCTGTGGATTTCTAGTTTCTTCTTCGGATATTAAATCACTCATTTTTTTCTCCCGATTTTCTTAATGAGGTTTCTAATTTTCTTGCACTTTGCGCAGGCCATTAACGCGCCATTCTTTCGCGATTTGACCTGCTTATTTCTCCAGTTTTGGCCCTATTCCATATGTCTGTAATACTTTCCAAAACCGCTCGCTTATATTTTCCAGAACCAATAGCATTGCCCCAAGAAGCCATTGATCGCTGAGCTTCAAGATATGCTTGACGCGCACGCCAACCAGCAATGAGAACTGTATTAGTAAGAATCTCGCTACCGTCCTCACCCCTAGGAATAGTAAAAGTCGTTCCATCTGAATCGGCTTTTGTTTGCCACAATGGTGACAGCTCTTGGTCCACGACATTTTGATCTTTGTCTAAAGTCAAACGATATGTCGGTGGACTAAGTTGATTAAAAAAATCGTTCTGACCTATTCGCGCTGGAATAGAACCACTAGCTAACGGTGCGTTAAGCTGCATTTTCATCAACTGTGTACTTGCTAAAGTATTCGACAGCGACGCTTGCGCTTGCTGCATATCCAATTCTTTGCGCTTTTGATTATACGGATCAAAATCGTTTAACGCACTTTGACCGGCGTTAGCAAAATTGCCCCAAAATGTTGCACTTGCTAATGAGCCGCTTGATCCTTTGTTAAATCCTTGTCCCCCTGTTGCACGCAACACTGTTAAAGGATTAAAACCCGCTGATTCAGCGTCTTTTACCAGCTTTTTCAAATCTGTTTGACTGGCTTCGGCTTGTTGCTTCGCCGCTTTAGATTTTTGAACTGCGCCAAAAGCACCTAAAGCTAGCTTTCCAATTGAAAACCAGTCCATTAATACCACCCCAAAACTGTTGGGCCGAACACAACCACTGAAATGATTGTTCCCGCCACGAGACCGTGGGCGATGTCGGTAAAGTGTTTCCTCATTTTGTTCTCTCCAGATGTGATAAAATCAAATCTGCTAAAACGAGAAGTAACGAGATAGCTGCGGTCTCTATTTGAATAGCCTGTTCTTGCGCAACGCCCATTCCGACCAAAGTCGCGCCCATTGCGGTTCCCGCACGGCGTATAATTGGCTTTGCAATTTCGGCTAATAAGAATTTATACATAGACACCTCAGCTATTTCAGCAGGGGATCACAACATATTGTGCCCTCTGCTAGCCCATGTGTCGGTTACGCGCATAATCTATACTATGTTAACCGATTTATGGGCTTTTTATTTCACGTTCTAACACCATGCAGTGTTAAAGGCTAATTCCTGTATGTCAAGAGCAATACTACATCTTGATCATTTTTTTACTTCCCGCTTTAACCAGGTGACTTACGTCACTTGGATAAAGCTATTTATTTTTAGCACCAAGGTACAAATTCTCTTTGGCCACCACCAGCGC